TTCCCAGCAATGAAGTTGTTTACTGTCCCAGCGTTGCACTCAATGCTAACTCAATTGGGTCTTCTGGAACAGCTGACATCATAGTATATTTTGATTCTCCAGACTACACCATTTCAGGCATTAGGGCTAGTCTAGGTGGCTTTCAAACGGCATTGCGTTTGGATCTTGGTGGTCCAACATCTGGGTTCAATGGTAAACTCATGATGTCTGGTCTTGGTGTGGGTAGTGTTGCATGGAACGCTCAGCCTGTTGCTGTGACTGGTTGGACAGATGGTACTGGTCGTTGGTTCAAAGCTCATCTGGATGTAGCTACTGACACTGTTACCTATTGGTTCTCCAATCAGGCAAAGACTACTGCTAGAGCATCTCTTACCTGGACCCAAATCGGCTCTGCAATTGCCTTGTCCACATCTATAACTGGATTGGTTTCTCAACAGTCTGCTGTCATAGGGAACATTGATTCACTTGTTGCAGGAACTCCTTGGAATGGAAAGATCTATCGTCATTGTTGCCTGATCAACAACAATGTTGCTTGGGACATGGATTTCACAAAGCAGTTGAACGGTGCCTGGTTCTTTTCCGATGAAATTAACAACAGGTTTAACACGACACAGATAGGGTTTAGCCCAGCTGGTGGTAGTAGTCCCAATTTCACCAAGTTGGTTCAAACCGATCCATGTGGAAAGTTTGTCACGAGTTACGACTCTGTGATCAACCCGTTTGTTGGAGCAGACCTTTACGTAAACATTCCACTTCCCAATCTGTCTAACCATCAAGTAAGAGCAACATACTACGCCAATGGTGCTGGTCTTGTTCCTGCTTCACAGGTCAGTGGAATTGATCCTCATTTGTCTGATGAAACAGTGGGTGTCAATTTCATCAATGCTGGTCATGGTGGGTATCAGTGTTTCAACTTTGTTGGTGGTGGTCTGGCTCCAAGGATAACTCAACAAGTCGATATTTTGGATGCTGCTGGATTGGTTCTGTTCTTTGGATTCAATGAAAGAGGCGCTGCTGCTCCATACAATGATCCAGTAGTGTTTCGTGGGTATGTTGAGGACTATATTAATGCAGCAAGAGCGGCTAAGTCCACTATTCCAGTATTGTTGGTGGGAGGTTGGGAACCTGGTGGAGCGGCAACAACCTATCCTTGGTCAGCTTACATCAATCAGCTATCCAGCATTTCGACAAGCTTCAGTTATTGCTCGTTTCTAAATCTATACACACTATGGCCTAAGCCTGGTACAACAGCAGGTGATGCCTCAGGTAGGTATGCTGATTTAGTTCACTTGAACGGTGATGTTGGGAATCCTGATTTCGCTGATCAAATCCTGTCTAAGGCTATCTCTGAGTCTGCTCTAACCCATAAAATCACTTGGGACGCTATTGATGAGCGTGATTATGAGGTTGGCGTTGACAGAGTAGTCATTGCAGTAGAAGACATGGATGTGATTCCTTGGAACGGAGTTACTTCTATCAATTCGGTAGAAACCGGTGACACAGTATTGAGGTCACAGTTTGACGGTATGACGTATGCCAATCTGAAATTTGGCGGTTCGTATCAATGTGCGATTGAGACGTTCTCGTTTCCAGACTATGTTGATATTTGTACTGGGAATCTAACTGTGTTTCCTGGTTTAACATTAACTGCACAACCTAGAGTTCCATTTAGTTTCTCCTATAGGTCAATGGTTGGGCCAAATGACTATAAGCTTCACTTCGTGTACAATGCTATGGCGTCTCAGAAAAAGCGCACAGCAACAACCATAGGGAAGGGCGCGGATCCAGAGCTATATGAGTTTCTGATCGATACAGTACCTGTTCCATCAGCTATATTTAGACCTACTGCTCACTTAGTTGTTGAGAGTAGTAAAGTGTCTCCAATAAAGTTGGCTGCTCTTGAAGACATGTTGTATGGAACTTCTACTGAGAATCCTCAGTTTCCCCATCCGCTTGACTTAATCTCTATATTTGACTAGGAGGATCTATGGCGAGGATCACATGGGATCAGGAAGCAGATCGAATCTATCAAACTGGCCTAGATCGTGGTGTTCTATATTTAGATGACACTGGATACCCTTGGAATGGGCTTACTTCTTTTGATGACCAGTCGTCACAAGATACACAACAGGTATATTTTGAGGGTCTACCAGCTATCAACATTCCTGTAGTTGGGGACATTACAGCTAAGCTCAAAGCCTTTACCTATCCAGATGAATTCGCGCAATGTTTAGGACAGGTAGAAGTTGAGCCTGGTCTTATCGTTGACAATCAGAACGGTAGGCCATTTAATCTTTCGTTTCGGACACTAGTCGGTAACGCTTCTGTTGGTACACAGTTGGCATACAAGATCCATATTTTGTACAACTTGGTTGCTCAGCCAGGAGCGGTGTCATATGACACCATCGATGACAAGAACCCACTTGTCGAATTCGAATGGGGAGTTATCGGTAAGCCATCTATATTTGATGGACATTCGCCAACAGCATACATCATAGCTGATAGTAGAGACTTACTTCCTGTAGATTTAGTTCAGTTAGAAACCATCTTGTATGGTGACATCACAAGCGATCCGTATCTTCCTCCAATGGATGAGCTGTTTGAGATTTTGGAGAGTACATTCCAAATTCTCATTACAGATCATGGAGATGGATCTTGGACTGCTACTGGATCTGATGAGTTCATTACAATGACAAATCCGACTACATTCCAGATTACAGATGTAACTGGTGGCTATGACAGTGCAACTCAGTATCACATTGAATCGACATAAGGAGTACTAATGGCTACCGTAACTGGTCTTACAGCAGCTCGAATGGGAGAGATCGAAGGGCAGTCTGTTATCGATGGATCAATCGTTGGATCCCATTTGATTCTTGAGCGATTTAATGGGTCAACAATTGATGCCGGTGTGGTTACTGGTCCTGCTGGACCCACTGGTCCTCCTGGGACTGAAGTTCCTACTGGTGGTGCTCAAGGTCAGATTCTCGAAAAGGTTTCGGCAACTGATTATGACTTTGTCTGGACTAACTTCCTTCGAGCAGTCGCCCTTAGCACCAAGACAGCAAGTTATGTTCTTGTCTTGGGCGATGCAGAAGACATGGTTTTGGTCGATAATGTTGCTGCTACAAATGTAACTGTTCCACCCAACTCAGTAACTGCCTTTCCTCTTGGTACTCGGATTCGAATTGCAGCAATTAACACTGGTCTAGTGTCTATTCTTGGTGATACTGGTGTTACTCTTCGATACCCATCGACTCAAGTAGCTACTCTTCTTGGGCGAGGGGCCTCATGTGAGCTCATCAAGATCAATACCGATGAATGGATCCTTGACGGACATGGTAACCTTGCCGACTACTCAGTTCCTTGGTCCCTGTTCACTCCGTCAGCCACCGCGACCACATCGGGTCCCACGATGGGTGGTAATGATCAACGCAAAGGATACTACTCCATAGATAACCTAGACCGTGTACTGGGTGGTGCAACCATCCGATTTGGTAGTACTGGTTCTCCAGGTAGGGGTAGTGGTACTTATCGTCTCACTCTCCCTGTACAAGGTGTTGATTATGAGGATCAAGACTACACTTGTATTGGTGGCGGTGTTGTTGGAATTGGTGTTACTCATACTGCTGGATCTTTACACTTCAATGGTGTTACTCCATCAACTAACAACGCTGTGCTGGCAATTAATGGTGGTTTGTTCTTGACTCATGCGGCTCCTGCTGGATCAGCTATTGATATGAACATCCATTATCACTTTGCTTATGATAAAGCTTGAGAAGTTGGTATAAACAAATCAAAATGGAAGTACTTTTCGAGAGGAGGTGTCGTCATGGGTATGATGGGTCTAAAGAAGACAGGAGACTATTCCAAAACTACTGCTTGGTTGGAATCCCTTCTCCAACAGGGCGACATCGCTCAAGAGTTAGATAAGTACGGCCAGATGGGTGTTGATGCTTTACGTGCCGCTACTCCAGTTCGCACTGGACTCACTGCCGCGTCATGGGGATACCGAGTTATCAACAATGAAACCATTGAGTGGTTCAACACGAACATCAATGATGGTGAAGAGATTGCTGTCTTGATCCAGTATGGTCATGGGACTGGAACTGGTGGGTTTGTCCCGCCGATTGACTACATCAATCCCGCTCTAGATCCTGTGATTGCCGATGCCATGAGCGACTTTAGAAAGGCGGTGAGTCTATAGTGTCAATGTCAGGTACTGACAACACCGTTGTATCGCTTACGTTCGACAATGCCGACTTCATGCGCGGTGTTGAAGAGACACTAGCTAAGCTCAATGAACTGAAGGGCGCTCTCAATTTCACCAATACTGGTGGCATCTTCGGAGATCTACAAGGCGCGGCTGACAATGTAAATCTTGAAGGTATCAGTGGTGCTGTTGATAACATCAGCTCCAAGTTCTCTGCTATGGGTGCTGTTGCCTTCAGTGCTCTCCAGAACTTGACTAACAGTGCCATCGACGCTGGTAAGCGTATTGCTGGATCCATCATCGATCCGATCATTGAGGGTGGTACTAGGAGAGCTCACGCCATTGAGCAGGCAAAGTTCCAGTTCGAAGGTCTTGGGCTGGATGTTGAAGAAGTGATGAACAATGCTCTTGACGCGGTCAGGGGCACGGCATTCGGTTTGGATGAGGCTGCTGGTCTAGCTGCTCAGTTTGGTGCTGGTGGTCTTGCTGCTGGTGATCAGATGACTGGAGCACTTAGGGGTGTTGCAGGTGCAGCTGCTCAGGTTGGAACCAGTTATCGTGACATGGGTTTCATATTCTCTGACGTTGCTGCTCAGGGTAAGCTGACAAATCAGCACTTGTTCTCGTTCTCATCTAGAAACTTGAACATGGCTGCTGCTCTTGCCAAGCAGTGGGGAATCACCGAAACTGAAGTTCGTGAGATGGCTACGAACAGTGAAATCAGTTTCGCAGAGTTCTCTAAAGCAGCAGATGATGCGTTTGGTGCACATGCTACTGAAGCTAATGAGACCTACACTGGTGCATTGGCTAACGTACATGCTGCTATGTCAAGGCTTGGTGAGGATTTCCTGACACCGAAGTTCGAAGCACAGAGGAAAGTCTTCAACATCTTAGCACCAACGATTGACAAAGTCGCTGATGCTATGATTCCTCTGGTGTCCGTATGGACAAAGTTGGTTAATGTCGCTGGTCGTAGAGTTGGAAACTTCCTTGAAGGCTTGGACTTTACTCCACTTGCTGTCACTATCAAGAAGATTGCTCCAGAGATTCAGAATATATTTAGGAACATTAGCACAGCAGTTAGGAAGATCATTCTTCCTATAAAGGAAGCCTTTACGGATATTTTCCCTCCGGCATCATCTCGAGAGATCAACAACATAGCTCATGCTATCCAGAGATTCACCAATAGTTTGGTTATCAGTGATGAGACAGCTAATCTTCTGAAGAGGACGTTCCGGGGTATATTCTCAGTCGCAAGGATCCTGGCAGAAGTCATTCTTGGTATTGTTGGTGTCTTCTTTGACTTGGGTGGCTCTGTTGGTGAGAGTGCTGGTGGATTCCTGGAGTTCACTGCTAACTTGGGCGATTCACTTACGACGCTCAAGGAGTTCCTTGTTGATGGTGGTCGTATCAGTGGCTTCTTCGATGCTATAGGTAGAGGTTTGGATCGTCTGATTGATGGGATCAGAGATTCTTCGGTTGTTCGTTTCCTTACCACTGCACTAACTGAGTTGGGAGAAGCTCTTCAAGGGTTGTTCTTCGGTACTGATGAAGCTGAAGGTGGATTCGCTAGACTTCAGAACCGTTTCACTGGTGCAGAATCTATATTTCAACGTTTCGGCCAAGGCATCATAACTGGTGTGGAAGCTATTCAAGAAGCAGTTAGTGCTGTCTTCGACTATCTCTCAGAAGCATTCAGTGGATTGGGAGAAGCTATCGGTAACTCACTAGATGAAGGTGAGTTTAGTGAAGTTGTTGATGTCCTCAATCTTGCTCTTCTTGGTGGTTTGGCTGCAGGACTTAACCGATTCTTCGATGGCGGTATTAACTTCTCTCTTGATACTTTCGGCCTTGTCAATGCCAACCTGGCGCGTCTGAATACGACATTGGCAGCTATGGCGATTGAGATTAAGGCTGGAGCATTGTTAAAGATCGGTCAGGCACTGTTGCTTCTGGCTGTTGCTGTTGGCATTCTGTCAATGATCGACTCTGCTGCTCTGACGCGTGCTATGACTGCTATTTCGGTCGGATTGGGAGAACTTGTCGGTACATTGGCAGTTCTCAGTAGATACATGGGTCCTGCAACCGCATTCCAACTTGTCGGTTTGTCTATTGCAATGGGTGGTTTGGCAGTTGCCTTGCTGTTCATGTCATTTGCTGTCAGAAGTATGTCAGGACTTGGTTGGGAAGAAATGGCTAAGGGTCTTCTTGGTACCTTGGCAATGCTTGGAATGATTGTTCTAGCGTCTAAGGGCTTGGCTAGGAATGCTCCTGGTATGATCACTGCTGGTCTTGGCATGATTGCTATGGCTATTGGCCTGAACATCATGGGTCGCGCTGTAAGGAAGATGTCGGAGCTTGGCTGGGAGGAGATGGTCAGAGGATTGATTGGTGTCGGAGCAGCTTTAGGTGCCATGACTTTGGCATTTAGAGCTATGCCTACCAACATGTTCTCAGTTGGCCTTGGTCTGTTGGCTGCTTCAGTTGGGTTGATTGCCATCGCATTTGCAGTAAAGCAGATGAGTGAGATGGACTGGGGAGAACTTCTTCGCGGTCTTGCTGGCCTTGCTGGAGCTTTGCTCTTGATGGCAGTGGCATCAAAATTTATGGAAGGTTCTATTCTAGGTGCGATTGCTGTTGGTGTCTTGGCACTAAGCTTGATGATATTGGCTAAAACAATCCAAGTCTTTAGTGACATTGGTTGGGCAGATCTCGCTTTTGGTCTTGTAGCTATAGCAGCTGCGTTGACTGTCCTTGGTCTTGCAGCTTTTATTCTGGCTGACACTGGCGCAGATGTTATGATGCTTGGTTTGGGCCTTGCGTTGATTCCATTAGCGTATGGTTTGGAAGTGCTTGCTCGTGCAATTAAGTCGTTTGCTGAAATTGGCTTTGGTGACCTTATGTATGCTCTATTAGGCATCACGCTTGGCCTCACTGTCTTAGGACTTGCCGCGTATGCTCTTTCTGCTACTGGTGCACTTGCTGCTCTTGCTGGTCTTGGTCTAGCCTTGGTCCTAATTGGCGGTGCCTTTGCTTTATTTGGTGCTGGTATCTGGTTGGTGTCTGAAGGACTTTCATCATTGATTGCTTTGGGACCGCAAGCACTAGAGGCTTTGGAGAGTATTGCACTTACTGTGATTGGATTGATACCAGCGCTTCTTACTGAGTTGGCAGAAGGCGTTATTGCGTTCCTGCAGATCATATTTGATGCTGCTCCTGAACTTATCGATGGGTTTATCACCATTCTGGGTGATTTGCTCGAAGGTATTACAACGCTTGCTCCTCAATTTGGCGAAGCTATTGTAGAGTTAATTCTTACAGGCTTGAACAGCTTGGAACAGGTGATGCCACAGTTGATTGCTACTGGTGTGAACGTTGTTACGATGCTTCTTCGTGGAATCCGTAACAACATGGGTCGAATCAACAACATCGGTATGCAGATCATATTTAGGTTCATGAATGCAGTCGGTCAGAACATCCAACGAATCGTCAACCTGGGTACTCGGATCATCATCGCTATTCTCAGTGGTATCAGAGAAAACCTTGGCAGGATCATCCCTGTGGCTGGAAGTATCGTTACCAGGTTTATCAGTGGGGTCAGGCAACAAACCGAACGAATCATCATCGCCGGTACTAACATGGTACTCGCTGTCATGCGAGGCATTGGTAGATCGGCCAATCGAATCGTTGCTGTTGGTGTCAACCTCATCATCAGGTTCATGAACGGTATTCGTCAAGCTTCTCATAGGCTTACTGAAGCAGCGTTCCAGTTGGTAATCGGCTTGATCAATGATCTGACCAACTCGATCAATGCGCATTCTGGTGAACTCAGAGAAGCTGGTAGAAACTTGGCTGTTGCCATTATTGATGGTATGACTGGAGGACTTGCCAGTGGCGCAGGTCGAGTAATCAGCGCAGTTAGAGACATTGCAGGTAACGCGTTAGACTCTGCTCTTGGATTCCTTGGTATCGGGTCTCCGTCCAAGGAGTTTATCAAGGTTGGAGAGGCTATCGTTGAGGGTTGGGCTCTTGGAATGCAGGATAATGCTGTTGCCGCGACTACTGAACAAATTGGTGCAGATGTCCTGAGCACGGCAAAGCTTGTGACCGAAAAGGTCGCGCAAGTCATGCAGGACATGGATGCTGTTGAGCCAACCATCACACCTGTCTTGGATCTATCCAGGATTCAGAGTCAAGCTGCCGGTGTCAGCGATATTCTAAGTAGTGGTGCGATCTCTGCAGATCTGTCCTCAGGTCATGCTCGCACTATCTCCTTAGATGCCGGAACGTCTCCGGACGTATTGGGTGCTGCACCTGTCGGTGCTGGTGACATTGTCTTCAACCAAACAGTCAACGCGCCTACAGCTCTGTCTGTTGGGGATATTTACCGTCAGACAAAGACTCAGATTTCAATCGCTAAGGAAGAGCTGAGGAGGGTATCATGATTATCGACGCCATGCATCTATATTCGTCGGCTTCAACGGTTGAAGGTGCAGTAAGTGTTGCTGAATTCAGTCTTGATCAGGCAGCACTGAGCGAACCCTATATTCTCCTATCAGCTTTTGGTCTGGACGTTGATGAGGTCATTCCTCAGTTCTATGGTGGATATTCCAGTGATGCTTTCTACAACATGGCACTCAAGGCGAGAGAAGTTGTTCTTAGTATCAAGCTGAATCCAGTATACGGAACAGCCGAAACCAACTCTAGCCTTAGAGATGCTTTGTACAAGTCTATTGCACGTAATCGAACTGGTCTTGTTGAACTCCGGATGATGAATGGGGTAACGAATGTTGCCGTGATTAAGGGGTTCATCAAGAAGTTCGAGACATCTATATTTTCACCTGAGTCAGTCGTTCAGTTGACAATCGAGTGCCCATTTCCGATGCTACGAGGACCGTCGTACATCGAGCTTGCTGGTGTGTCTGGTGTAACAGTGCCAACCCCGAACTTAGTTGATAGTTTGTCAACTGCTCCACATGGCTTCAAGATGAA